TACAAGAATTCATAGTTATGAATACATACATACACCTATTTATAAAAATAATACATTCACAAGATTGCTAAAAAACAAAAAGTCAAATATGTCCCCAGATTTGAATAGTATACCTCATTTCTGGACTTAAGGGAGAAAGAGGAGTCACCATATGTAAGGTTTCATCAGTATTCAAAACCATAGTACCAAACTCAGGAACAACAACTTTCCAATTATTGTGGTCAGTCATATATTCTTCATTTTGACTATTCCAATCAATCTCTTTATTGTAATAGAGAAAAATTCCACCCCAATCAATATCCCAATATTTATTAAGATAAATTGTAGCAGCAAAGTTGTATCCGTGATCTGTATGTTTTGAAATCCCAGAATAAGGTTGCCAGATATAAAACATTACAGATATATCTCTTGCAGTTGGTGGTAAGTAACTACCAACTTGATTTAGAATCATATCTCTTGTTTTATCACTAGTTGATGTGACAATACAAGAACCAGATATTGATTTCTTAATACCTTCAGACCAAAAGACAGTGCTAGATTGCCATATTGGCGTTTTCTCTAATTCTTTAATTTGCTTTAAACAATAAAAAGAAAAATCTTCTGGCAGAGCATTTTTAATAACTTTCATTATCAAATAACATCAATTTCTTGGTCTCCGAATCCTTTATCTTCCATAGAAAAATATTCAAGTTCCCCATCATCTTCCTTAATATTAATCCATTCAGAGAACTCTTCAGCAATCGCAACTGCATTAAGATGAGATTCTGTGCAACCAATGTCACTGAGATGATCAATTCGTTCAATACACCAATCACGAACTTGCACAACTGGTTCAATCTGAGTTTCCATAATAATCTTTTCGGAAGTATCTGCTGAGGATGTTGCTATTGTAGTATGCAGGTTCTCCGTTGTCAAGCGATTCTGTGAGAACATTATTGATGAAAAGTCTTCTTGTCTCTTCAAAGTTTGTTTTGCCTTTTGTTTTATGTAATGATAGGATAGTTCGACTAAAATTTTCTCTGCCAATTTTGACAATGTCCTCTTTAAGTTCCGGGCAAGACCCATAGTATTCCTTCCAATTAGATTCTGATTTTACTTTGCGTTTTTTACCTTTTGGAGTTCTGAATTGCCATAAGTATTTTCTACCGATGTATTTCTTACCATTGAGTGTGTTCTCAATTAAGTAAACAAATCCATAGTAGTCACCAATGTCTTCAGATGTAAAGGGCACTCCATTATAGAGCCAAGGGTTCTCATAGTCAATATCTATACTCATCAATTATATCAAGGACTTCGTTTAGGTATTTATTAGCAAGTCCTTTGGAGTCCCAACCTGGTTGGTCCTTATACAATCTATCTTTTAATTTTAACACACGAACCTTCATTTCGTCTTTGGTAAGTTGATTTTTAGGCATAAAAAAGAGGAGAATTACCTCCTCTATCTATGATGTTTATTCACTTTTATCTATCTTTTCCAACCAAACATAAGAATAATCGTGGTCTCCAAAAAGAACATCATCATACTCTGCTGCATTTTTATATGCGTTTAAAATTTCTTGCTCACACCATTCATCATAATTGGAATCCTGTGAAAGTATCTTTGGTAACATCTTGTTTAATTCCCCCAACGATGTAACTCTCTACCTCTGTTTCTTGTGGAGCAACTTGAAGTCCTTTAGAAGAAATCCAATTCTGTGTCCAAGGAAGTGGATTATTATTGGCAGCAATATCATAAACTGGTTTAAGACCAATTGATTTCATACGACGATTTGCAATCCACTCAACATACTGTTGAAGCAATTTATCATTTAAACCAATCATTGATCCATCTTTGAACAAATAATCTGCCCACTTCTTTTCTTCATTTACTGCGCGGTCAAACATTGCATAAACCCATTCCTCCTCTTCTTTAGCAATCTGCTTCATCTCAGGATCATCACCCTCTTTCCACTTATTCAGAATATTCTGAGTAATAGCAAGATGCTGATTCTCATCACGAGCAATTAAGGAAATAATCTTCGCAGATCCTTCCATAAGTTTTAGTTCACCAAAAGCAAAACTGCAAGCAAAACTTACATAGAAGCGAATACCCTCAAGAATATTCACATTTGCCACAGCACGATAGAGTTTCCTCTTCACCTCTTTAAGTGTCTCCTGAGCATATGAAACACCTTCAAGACGATGCTTCCATTGGTCAGAAACACCATAAAAATGTGCTGAGTTAATAAAGTCATTATAAGACTCTGTAACGCTCTCAGCACGCTCTAGAATGCGCTTATCGCCAATGATAGTATCAAAGACCACTGAAGGGTCGGAATAAACATTTTTAATAATATAGGTGTATGAGCGTGAGTGAATCATTTCCATAAAACCCCACACTTCCATACACGCTTCCAATTCAGGAAGAGAGCAGTAAGGAATAAATGCCATACCAGGACCACGACCCTGAACAGAATCAAGCATAATCTGATACTTCAAGTTAGAAGTATAGATGTGCTTCTGCTCAGGACGAAGAGTTTGATAATCTCCACGGTCCTTCTGAAGGGAGACCTCCTCAGGTCTCCAAAAGTATCCTAATTGTTGAGTAGTAAGTTTGTCAAAAACTGGATATTTGTAAGAGTCATATCTCTGAACCCCCAAAGGTTGACCAAAAAACATAGGTTGTTTTTTTGTATTCACTTGCTCAGTATTAAAAACCGTAATTCCATTCATTTCATTCTTATCTTTGGTTGTTAGAAAATCGTATTGCATATGTCTCCTGGATTAAATCTTACAGCTTTCACAATCGTCTTCTTCAGACTCCATAATATCATTTAGTAGATTTTTAAGTTCCGATTTTTCATCAATCACTTCATCATTTTTCCTATCATATGTATTCTGATAATAACTTGTTTTCCAACCATACTTAAATGTAGTAAGGAAATCTTGTGCCATTACAGAAACAGGAACTTCATTATCTGGATAGTTCTCTGGATTATAACTCCAGTTTCCACTGATTGCCTGGTCAAAATACTTTTGCATCATAGCAACAATATTAATATAACCACGATTGGACTCCATATCCCACAATAAAGTGTAATTATGTTTAAGAGTTTGATATTGAGGAACAATCTGTTTGAGAACCCCTTTTTTGGATTTCTTAATGGACAAGTAATCCCTAGGTGGTTCGATTCCATTGGTTGCGTTTGACACAACGGAACTGCTCTCCGATGGCATCTGTGCGGACAGTGTTGAGTGCCTGAGACCGTGAGCCAAGATGGATGCTCTAAGACTTTCCCAATCATGTTGCAACTCTAAGTTCGAAATTTCATCTACATCTTTTTTATATGTGTCAATCGGAAGAATACCATCGGCATACTTGGTGCGTCCAAAATCACTGCACCATCCCTTTTCTTTAGCAATTTGATTGGATGATTTGAGAAGATAATATTGGAAAGATTCTGCTAAACCATTCACAGCATCCCAAGCTTCTTGTGAATCATATTTGAATCCAAGTTTTGCCAAATAGTGAGCAAGTCCAATAAAACCTACTCCAAGCGATCTACGTGCCTTTGTAGCACGTTCTGCTGCCATTACAGGATACTTCTGGTAGTCAATGAGTTCTTCCAAACCGCGCACAGAAAGATCGCAAAGTTCTTCAAGTTCTTCATCAGACTTTACTTTACCAACATTAATTGCAGAAAGAATACAAAGGGCAATCTCACCCATTTCATCATCAATATGTTGAATAGGATCTGTAGGAAGAGTAATTTCCTGACAAAGGTTACTCATATTCACTTTGTCTTTAAATGAAGAGTGGGAATTGCAGTGGTCAATATTCATAATGTAGATGCGACCCGTCTCAGCACGTTCTTTGAGGAGACTAAGAATGAGTTCTTGCGCCTTAATAGTTTTCGACGGAATGGACGGATTTTTCTCGTATTCAACGTATAAATTATCAAACCTGTCTGTTCCGAAAGAATCATAAAGTCCAGGTACATCATGCGGGGAGAAAAGCGTAATCTCACCGTCCTGAATAAATCTTTCATAGAACAGTTTGCTAATTTGAATTGAGTAGTCTAATTTACGGACACGATTATCTTCCGTACCTTTGTTATTTTTAAGAACTAAAATATCTTGGATTTCTTGGTGCCAGATTGGAAAGTGGACAGTTGCTGATCCACCTCTGATGCCATTTTGAGTGCAGCATCGGACAGTTGCTTCAAACTTTTTGAGGAAAGGGACAACACCTGTGTGCTGAACTTCTCCACCTCTGATTTTAGCGTTGATGCCACGGATTCTGCCTGCGTTGATGCCGATTCCCGCCCTTTGTGCAACATACCTGCCAATTGCCATATCAGAGCTAAAGATAGAATCGAGGGAGTCATCAACATCAACAAGAACACAGCTAGCAAATTGTCGAAGTGGAGTTCGCACTCCTGCCATGATAGGTGTGGGAATGTTGATTTTGTGCTTTGAGATTGCGTCATAATACCTCTTAACATATGACATTCTAGTTTCTTTTGGATACTCTGCGAAAATAGTCAGAGCAATCATTATGTACATAAACTGAGGGGTCTCATATACCTTTCCAGTGCTTCTATCCTGTACGAGGTACTTATCAACTACCTGACGTAGACCTGCATAAGTAAAGAGATAGTCACGATGATGATCTATAAAAGAATTGGCTCTGTCAATATCTTCTTTAGAATATTTGAGAAAAATATCCTTGTCATAAACTTCTGCAGTAGTGCATCTCATAATATGGTCTTCAAGATGCGGAAAATCACGAATCATGCCATACAAAGATTTTCTCACCGAAAAAAGAAGAAGACGCGCAGCAACATATTGATAATTTGGATGATCAAGATCAATCAAATCGCTTGCACTACGAATCAAAATTTCTTGAATTTCATGTGTAGAAATTCCATCATAAAATTGAATTCCAGACTTCATTTCAACTTGACTTGCAGAAACTCCTGCAAGGTTCTTACATGCCTCATCAACCATAATGTGCATTTTATCTAGGTCAAGATTTTCAATTCGACCATTTCTCTTAACTACCTTTGTTCCGTTGCTCATATTTTTTTCCAAGTGGTAAACTTAAGTTTTGCTTCTAATCCAGAGTAAGTATTACATTCTATCATATTCTGAACATCAAGTCCAGAAAGAACCATATCATTAATATCCTTTTCGGTTATTGATGAAGGCCAGATGACAACTTTTTGTCCCATTTCGATAGCACGGGAAATTCTTGATAGGATTTCTGCATTACGAGGTTCGTTGTCATATATCCAAACACAATCGCTAATACCCCACTTACTAACATCACCATCTGCGCCACATAATGCAATTGAATTGCTGATAAATGTACTGTCAAAGGGTCCTTCCGTAATGTAGACAGTTTCACTTTTTTTGACCTTATCGAGACCATAGATTTTTGGTGCGTCATCATTAAACATCACAGTGATATATTTAACAGATTTAGAATTAAGAGTTCTTCCTTGAACTCCTATTAATTCTTGGTTATAAAATAGAGGTATAACAATTCTAGGTTCATCATACCTTACATTTTCAAACTTGGTAATTATAGTGTTTATCCAAGTCATAAATTTGTCAGAATAATAAAAAGTATTTGGATTTAATTTCCTATTCTCCAAATACTTTTTTGCTTCTTCGTTGGTTGATGCTTTGGGTAAGTTGATCTTTGTAGAAAATTTTGGTGCTTCAAAATTAAATTTTGGTTCTTCTACAGGAAAATTCTTACCAGTCTTTCCTTCTTTAAATTTTTCAAATGTATATTGCTTATAAGTGTCAACATCGAGTTGCTTTAAAAAATTATTGAAAGAAACATTAAGTCCACAATTGTGACATTTAAAATTTGTGTTGTTCTTTACTTGATAAAAATACCCTCTTGCTCTATTCTTATTCTTTTGAGAATCTCCACAAATAGGGCATCGAAAATTATAAAGATTACTCTTTACTCTCTTAAATTTTTGAAGTCTGGGAGAAATCAAATTGATGTATTTAACATCAACAAAATCCATAATCAAGCCCTATAATCAAGTCGTTCCATTATAGTGCTTTGTTGCTGGGGTGTCAACAATTTGTGGATGAAGGGTTGATGACTTGAAAGATAACTAACTGCGAGCAATGCTCCCATCGCAATCCAAACACGCTTTTCTATCTGTTGTATTCTTGACAACAGACTGTTAGTATCGATGTCAATTTTATCACGGAGTTTGTCAATTTTTGCAAAGAGTATATTGTCGGTTTCCTCTTGCCGAGTGATCCTTTGCTCATGGACCGCTAATATCTTACTTACATTACTATTTACTTCGCTGATTTTTTCAATGGCATCATCAATTTTTACAAGGATATTTTTAAGATCATCAACTTTTTGACTTAGGATGGCAACCTTAACTTCTTCTTCCATTGTTACTTGGTAATGTCTTTAACCCACCTTCGATAATTTTTAGGCACGCTTCTATAATCAAGGTCTTTAGTTTTTTTTCTTCTTTTAAATCCCATTACAGGTTCGAACCCAGCAATAGGAATTCCCTTAGAAGTGATTCCAGTGGGCCCAACACTATTTGTCGGGGCCCCAGAAGAAACTTCCTCATTAATAGATCTAAAATATTTTATTATTTTATCAATCTTTCCCATTTTTGTTATAAATCTCTTGAAGTTTTGCTAGACAACTCAGATCAACAGGAATATCATGAATGTAACATCTAGGGTGAGATGGAAGTTTATTTAAGAAAATAACAAAAGTTTTCATTATTGACCAAAGATCAGATTCGATTTTATAAAACAACATTGGTGTTGTTGCCTCTCCAAATATATTATAGAGCACAATGAAATGATTTATCAATAAATGAGTTTTCAACTCACCAGTATTTTTATAACGTTTCAATAATCTTTTTATATACTTAAAATGATTTAAATCCTTGTCAAAGTCTTCCTTCGTAACCGCCTGAGGATTTTCATAATGTTTAATTGCAAACAAGAGGAAATTTTCCTCATTCAGCTCATTGAAAAACATATATTAGTATTGGATATTAGGATACGGTCATTGTAGCAATTCCGGATGTTACCGAAACACCACCAGAAGTCAGAACAACACGGTACTTATAGTTATTCTTACTTGTGTCAGTATTTGCAATACTTACACTGGATGAAGTTGCTCCAGCAAGATTAGCAAATGTTCCCGAATTAGGATCTTGTTGCCACTGATATGCCAATGGAGCATATGTAGGTGTTATGGATGCTCCAACACTGAATGTTGCAGTTTGAGTAGTTCCAACTCCAACTGATGATGGTTGTGAATTGATTGTAATAATCGCATCAGTAAATACAGAATCGTCATCACCATCATTCACAATGCTAGACATTGCAACTAGAACTTCAGATTTAACTCTGAGAACTGGGGGATTTGCAGAATTATCCATATAAGTTGTAACACCAACCCAACCAGCATGAGAAACTCCATACTGAGTATTTGCTACGGCAGCAGCTTCATTAATATCAACACCATAGACATGAGCGTCTTCGGTTCCAGAAGCAGACTCACTATACTTAACATCATCAATAGTATACTTAGGAAGTTGTGATACTGTAAATTGAACCCCTGAAAAAGAATTTGTACTCAGACCAGAAATTGATGCGATTCTCAATTGTGTTGTACTTGCAATGCCAACAATTACAGCATCCCCATAATAAGTTCCCGAACGATCTCCAAATCTGATTACATCCCCAGTAGATGCAGATCCAACTTGTCCGAAGGATGTACCAGATCCAGTTACAATCCAATTAGGATTCACATAACTAAGAGATACTGTTCCAGTAGATCCTACATTGTCATTATTTCCCCAGAGTGCCATGTCTTTACCTGTAAAAAATTATTTGCTATAAAATATTTATAAAAAACGGGGAGTTAAAATTCTCCCCGTTTATTTTTTATTAACCCACTAATATACTAAATCAGGGGGTTGGATCTTTTGCTCCACCATCAAGTGCCTTTTGACGAATTTGCTGAAGAACAAATGATACTAAACCGTTTGCTTTGATTTTTGGATTTGCGCCAAGAAACTCAGAGATAACCAAAAGGATTGTAAGAATTGCCGCTTGATTTGCATTATAAAAGGCGATAAGTGCTGCTAAAGACATAATAACCTCCGTGTGAAAGAGTATCCTGTCTTATTTAGGAATTTTTATTTTAAAATTAAAGTATCAATCCCAAGCAGATTTATTTTGTCCATATGACTTTTTATAATCTGCTTCATACTTAGAATATCCAGCAGCATCTTTCTTTTCTTTTGAAGTAAATCCGTGCTTCATTACTCTTTGATTATGTCTACCAACTCTTCTATTATGAGTTTGTAGAGGTGTTTCCTTTTCACCTTTTTGCTTAGGTGCTTGTCTAGATGCAGGGAAATTTCTGGCGTGTTCTTTTCCTTCTTTTGATTTAGAAATATCAAGTTTTACACCAGTTTCCTTTTCACGCTTGTCTAAAACTGCTTGACGCTTCTTAACTGCCGCTACAGATGCTGCTGCCTTTTCACGGCGACCTTGAACATCACCTCTATGAGGTTCTGCAACACCTCTCTTTGCTGCTGCAGTTGCTTCATCAACCATTTCACCTTCTGGAGTAAATGAGTTTTTTTGAACTGAGCGAATCAGTTTGCTAAGTTTATCATCACCAGATGCTGCTCTTTCCTTAGCAGCAGCACGACGATCTGCCTTTGCTTGAGTGTCATAATACTTCTTTCTCAAATCATCAGCAGCAGGATTGTTAGCAGTGCTCTTAGATTTTCCAAGACCAGCAGCCTTAGTCATTGTCATTCGACCACCAGTACTTACTCTAATTTTCATTCCCATTTGGTTCGTATCAGAAGAACTGACATTTCCCATTGCTCTTCCTTCACCTAAAGGATTTCCAGTCTGAACCTGCTTCATCTTTGCTGCCAATTGCTGCTTTTGAATAGAAGCAAGTTTTCTTTCTTGTGCTGTTGGTTTATCAGATGCTGCCTGTTGCTGTTCAAGTTTTTTCTGTTGCTGCTTTTGCTGCATATCCTGAGTATCTTGTTGCTTTTGAGCAACAGGAGATCCAAGTGCTTCTTTTACATCCTTACCACTCTTGGTCTTATGACTCTTAAATCCCTTATTCTTCATATACCAGGCAAGTGCATAAGGATTATCAATTTCATCCTTGTGCTTCTTCATTGCCTTTACAGTTCCCTCAAATCCAGGAGGAGAAACTTCTTGAATATTCTCTTCACTCATAGAACGAGCAACATTTCTTGCTCCTCTTGAAACTGCTCTGGCTCCAGAAACGATTGCTTTCTTAAGACCACTCTTCAAAGAACTGCCAAGTCTGGAAGCAAGTCCTGGTTTCTTTTCTGCCTTTTTAACATAACGATATGTTTTAGGCTTTCTAACTCCTGATGAAGACTCTTCAGAATCTTTTGCTGCATCATATCCTTTTTTAACCTCGCTACCAACTTTCTTAGCAGTAGAGTATGCCTTTCTAGCAGCATATCCCACTCCCTGAGAAACTGCCTTACCAACTTTCTTTACAGTATCCTTAATCTTCTGAATTCTATTTTGTCTTCTGAGTTTGGAAGCATTTTTCTTAGAAGTCTTAACAGCAGAATCATAATAAGAATCTGATGCTTCACAAATCATTTCAAGTGAAGTATCAAGAGATTCGATCAACATATCAGAAACAGTTTGAATCTCATATCCTTCTTCAATACACTCTAGGAAGAATTCTTCTACCGCTTCCTCAATAATATCGTTTGAAAGGAAAATTAATTCTGCGTCACAAATTTCATCAAGAATTCCTTCAAAACTAATCTCCTCATCAATTTCAACCATCTCAATAAGTTGTCCACCCATCAGATTAATTCTTTCACCAAGATCTAGATTAGGATTAATAGTAATTTTATTTTCTACTTTCTTTTCTTTAATCTGGGATTTCTTTTCAGTTGAGACATCAGAATTAACAATCTCAACTAAATCACTTCTCCAATCAGAAAAACTTTCGTTGTATGATTTGCCAGAAACTTTTTTATTTGCCTTCTCTTTAGACACTCCAGATGCTTGCATTCTTGCTGACATTATATCAGCAAAATCTCTATCACCATCACCATCCTGATCGCCTTCTGATGAAGCAGTCTTTACAATTTCAACAGAACGAATATTATTATTTGCTCTCAACTCTGCGATTTTTGCGCGAGTTGCTTTCCTAGTATTTGTGTTTCCAGTAGCTTTATCAACTACTTTGATAATATACTTTTCCTCTTCACCAATAACCTCAACTTCCTCTCCAAAGAGTTTTTCCTTTGCAATTGCTTTAACGGCACCAGGAGCAGGAGATGAATTAAACATCTCTCTATACTTTGCCTGAACTTGAGCAGGACTCAGATTTGAACCAGAAGTTTCCTTCATCTTCTTTCTGACTTTATATTTGATATCAGAAACAAGTTGAGATGCCTGCTGTTCAACACTTGAATCTCCAGCAGCGTGACCTTGACGAGGTCCTTCTTCAAAGATATGTTTACCCATTGGAAGATCTAATAATTTCTACTTTTTTCTATACCTATTTATGAAATTCTTAATTTCCTTTGTCCCTGTCATTTTCATTGCATATTTTCTTAGAGCATCAGTTCCGACTTCTCTTTGATTTGCAGGAACTCCAGAAACGTTGGTCCACTGCTGTTCTTCAATTTTGTTTAAGTCTTTAATCCAAGATTTGAACATAAGATTATCTTCGGTCACACAAATCAAATAATTAGTTCCTCTACGAATAATTTTTCCAACTAATCCAGTGTTTATATTTTCTACAATCTCACCTTCACAATAAACCTCATTGTTAATATATGACTCACGAAGAGATGCCATATCTTCTTTAGGTGCAATTTCCCAGAGTTTAAATCCCTCTTCAATCTTCATTGATTTGCGGAGAGTCATAAAGAACTTTCTTGCTTCCTTATCATCTAAGGACTTTGGTGTTCCTTTTCTGAATGTTTCAAAGTCTCCCTCTGCTGCTGCCTTGCGAAGTTTTGATGCAGACATTCCAGTTACGTCTTCAGCATCAGGGTCTCTTTCTCCCGCAGATACAATATTCAAATTCTTGAAATCATACAGGTCTCCATTATACTTGGTTGCAAGTTTTTGGAACTCTGCCTGACGGTCTGAACCAACAACAATATTTACACCAGAGTATCCATCCGCGTGTGCTTGCTTTAGAACATCAAAAATTGTTTTTGAACCGGCATCATTTACAATTCTTTCACCATGCTTTGGATACATTTTACGCATCATTGAAATCTTAGTATCAGGGTCTAATGGATTTTTCTTAGGGTCATTAGACCTTGAAGGGTAGATGCGATACTCACCCTTATCAGCAACATTAGCAACAGTATCTAAAAGTTTTTCGTGACCCGTGGTGGGGGGATTGAAACGACCAAAAGCAATGGTGAGAGTTCCCTTATCTTCCTGCTGCTCCTCTTCTGGTGCTGGTGCCTCCTGCCCCTGTGGTTGCTCTTGTGGAGGTGCTCCCTGCTGTGCCTGCTGAGAGGATAGTGGTTGAGTCTGGGTGGCAACTGGCTGCTGGTTGGAGGCAGTTCTACGCTGAGGAGGGTCCTGCTGGCCAGTAACCTGGTTCTGATTATAGAACTTCAACTTACCACCTTCCGTCTTGGCAGTGAATTCACCATTTTTATCATACCACCCACCGTGACCATCTCCAGTCAGACCAAGACGCTTCGCTTGCATTACTGCCTGCGACTCTCTTGCCTCAGATAAAAATCGTGAAAAACTCTTCATATTATGTCTTGTTATACTTATATTTATTGTTTACTGTAATTACTGTAACTTATAATAAACAGATGATTTATCTGATTGTGAGGATGCATATAAGTAAATTTCTTTCATTGCCATATCTTTATCCGAACAAGTATTTTTTAACCATTCTAAAAATCTTAGTCCCGCAAGTTTACTATATCTCCAAGATTGTGGTTGCAATGCAATCTCATTTTTAACATTAATTTCATTCTTTGGAGTTTTATCAAAACCGACCGCATTATGTTTCTTTAGAAGATTGTAAATTTCATTCGTAATTGCATCTTTACCATTACCCTTACCTGGTTTGCAATTTGACCAAGATGGTATAGTGAACTGACTAATGTTGTTAAATCCTGCATTTTTTAAAAGATTTATAACTACTTCACCTTGAATTTTTCCTTGTGCTGCAGATTTTCCTTTTAGTTCTAATTTCCAATCCCCTTTAGTAGACCCTCCAAAATTTCTTGCTTGAAACTTTTCAAATGTCCCAGAACCATAATACAAGTAAACATCCATAGGATTTTTATCCTTTGTTCTTCCATTATCATAAGTCAAATCATAATTCGCAAAATGTGCTTTTTCATTTGCTTTCCTTTGTGCTGCTGGAAGATTATTTTTTACAGATATACTTGCATTATTTTCAATTTTTTTAAGAGAAATTCCAATTAATTCTTTATTATTAAATAATTGAAGAAGCGTATTGTTCAGTTCATCAATAGTATTCTGATTGTCCAATTCTTGTTTTATTTTTTGTTTTTTCCCCTTTTCTACCATCCAAATATCAGCAGGATTCCACTTATCTTCAGATGAAAGATTAGTTTGCCTTTTCACTCTACCAAATGCTTTTGAAATTGCATCTTCAATTACTTTATCTCCTCTAACAAAATCGTATTGTTTTCCAGTTCCTACTTCATCATAAATTTTTTGCGCCCCCTCCCAAGAACCATCTTTCCATTCTTTTGGAAGTCCCATAATATCTTCAATTTTTACACCTGGAGCATCAGTATGGTTCCACCCATGATTAAGATGTTCTATAGTAATATGTTCTAAATCCTCACAATAATATCTCATTGCAGCATAAACGCATTGTGCAGCTTCCTGAATTTTAGTTGCTTCTGCTCCACCACCAGATCCTTTTGATCCATTTGGTTTTACAAGGACTCTAATATACTTTTTTTCATTTCCTATTAAATATACATCCAATTCCGTTTCTTTTTCACGGATCTGCGCTATTACACCATCACCATCCAAAGATCCCTGAATATTTGATGCGGCAGTTATCCTTTTAGATTGTGGTACATATACCACAACTTCCATTACTTTTTTTGCTTTTGGATTTTCATTTACATTTTTTACATCAAAAAGATAATAGGAGTAATCTTCGCCCCCCATTGCCCCAAGAAGTTTTTCAAATGTTTTTGTTGCATCAGAAGGAATTGTTATTGCCATAGGAATACTCTCCACAGACTGTTGATTTATTTAGATGTTTGAAAAGACATTAAAAACCCGCTCAACCTGAGTCGAGCGGGTTGGAGCAACCTTCCGCGTTATTTATCAGCGACCCATTTGCTTAGCATACCACTTCTCAAAGTCCTCTCTACGCTTATCACCTCTTGGGGGCATAGGAGTTCTTTCTCCACGAACAGGAGCAGACTTTTTCGCTTGCTCTCTTTCATACTTCTCAGGGTTATTGCG